ATTAGTTGTTGCAGCTACAATTGATGCCGCTGAAGTATCTGATCCAGTTTCACTATTTGTATTAATACTAATATTAGAATATTGTTCGTCACCAAACGTTGATCTAACAAACCAAAGTGCATCTGACTCTTGTAAAAATGCCAATGCTCCTTGATGTACAATATCAGTTGCAGACTGTGGGGCTCCAAATGTATCAATGAAGTTTTTGTCTGTTGAAATAAGTGTACGTGAGTTAGTAATACCTTGATTAGTTTTACCAACAATTGCACCGACTGATGTACCTGCTGGTGCAACTACCTCGGAAACATCACGTTCTATAATTTTAATTCCTGGTGCTTTAAATGTAGCCATGAATTTCTCTCCTTAACATTAAAATATCACAAACCTAATTCACTCACTGTAAGATATTTATGGGTTCTATTTCTTGTATTTATATTTTTTAAAAACTAAAAGGGTTATTGTTATTATTTATGGATTCATCCCAAGTAAAACCATCATTATCAGTATAAGTATCACTGTTTCCAAATATTAACGAACTATTATCGTCAGTTCCTTCTATACGATATTTATCCTCAATTGTTGCAGTAACATCATCTTTATCAAAAAATTCTGTTTTAACATAGTACAATGCCCATAATAACGATGTAATACAATCATCATGTTCTGTTCTAGGGGCTTGGAATACGTCAGGTTTAATTTCTTCATAAGTTGAAAGTTCATAAACTGTTCGTTCATGTTGTAAAGTCAACCATTTATTCTCAATATATCGTTTTAATAAAATATTAGCTTCAAGCTTAGATTTTCTTGTAGCTCTAATACCAATACCTTTTTTATCACAGTTTAAGATTCTATCATAATCATATTCATACCAAATTGCATCTGCAACTTGTCCACCAACATCATTATTCTCAACCATCATATAACATCCATTATAATATTCTGAAATTGAAATACAGACTTGAGAAAATGCGTGTGGGTCAATAATATTATTTTTGTAAACTGCTACTTGGACAAACTCTTTTTCTGAGTTTATTTGTAATACTTGGACACACGAGAAATCCCCTCCAACACCCTTAGCACTATCTACCCCCATAATGTATGTCTTACCTTTTATAGGCTTGGCAAACACTTCTAAGAGCCCACCCATAGAAAGGTCTATAGGTTCACACGTTTGTTTGTTTAGACGATCTAATACATCAGCTTCAACTAATGTTTTACTTGACCCAATAAACTTTGCGGCATACTCTTGGTTCCAACGAATAATACCAATATCTTTAATTACTTCTTCTTTCCACTCTTCATCACGTCCTGGAACTTCCCACCAATTAATTTTAATTGGTTTGAAACTATTCTTACCATCAACCGATTTTCTGTAAATGTGGTAAAAGTGATTCATTCCTTGTGGAGTACTTACAATTATAATTTTAGATTTTTTAGAAGATGAAATTGTAGGATAAACTGATGCCATAAAGTCATCGGCAACATTTGGCGGTACAAAGGCAAACTCATCCATAAATAGTAATGCAATTGCTTTACCACGTATTGCTGAAGAGGCAGTTGAAGCGGCAATAATATTAACACCGTTTTCTAAACCAATTGATTTTTTACTCCATGAACCGTCTTTAATACCTTGTTGCATCCAAATTGGCAAACCACGATATGACTGTTTAATTTTTTCTAAAATATCTTTTGCAGTATCTTCCTTATTCGCAAGTAATGCTATATTTTTATCTTCATTAAATAACGCATACCATAATATATAAAGTGTACTAATTGTAGTCTTACCAATTTGTCGTGAACTCAATACAATACGATGTCGTTTATCACTATCTTCACCAACGAATGATTTAAGCATGGCTTTTTGAAAGTCATATAATTCAATAATATGCTCACCTTTGTCCATATGGATAATCTTAAAATAATTCTCGGCAAAGTAAATTATATCAGTTTTACATCTGATAATTTCTTTTACTTGGTGATCAGTATATTCTACTATTTCACCAGAGCCTCTCAATCCTTCATCTTGCTTATACATTATCTACCTTGAGTTTTTCTCACTGCCTTATGCGCTTTGGCTAATTTATTTCTAGCACGTTTTGTACGCTTGGCAACCTTTTTAGTTTTAGCTTCAACCCTGTCTTTTGTGACAGCTTTTTTAAAATCTGAAACTTTACCTTTTATAGCTTTGGCCTTATCAGCAGTTCTACCAATAACTGAACTTTTGATTTTAGCTTTAACTTTCTTTTTAATAGCTCTTCCAGCTACTCTTGCAAGTGATCCAAGTATTTCTGTTTGCAATTCTTCGTCTACATCATCAATAATAAAGTCATAAATCTCATCCAATGTTTCTTGGCTCAATTTATTTTTATCCACTATTGTTTTTAATAGATCATGTACATTATCAAGTTCATCATTAAAACTATCAAGCGTATCAACCAACTCATTTATTTCATGTATTGTAATTGGTTTGTTTTGTTCGTCTATATAAGTATTTAAATCCATTTTTACCTCTATCGCAAATCGTTTTTTGCTTTGAATGAGTAATCTTTAATTATGCTAATTACTTTTTCTTTAGTTGCATACTTAACATCAATCCCAGTCATTTCCGTAAAAATTTCCCTAGATATAATATTCTCTTTGTTTGCTAATGAATGTATTAATTCAAAAGCATTTTTCTCTTTTATAAAATGTGATATTTTATCAAACCATATTTGCTGTTGTTCTTTAATCTCAAGTTTATCAATTTTTCCAAAATACCCACGATTATAATACTTTTCAAATATTGTATCAAAAGTACCATAGTTCTGTTTATCTGATTCAAAAAACTGTTTAAAACCCATTATTCACCTGCTCCGTCAAAATCTGCATTGATTGTTTTAAGTTGATTACTTTTCTGAGCGTCTTCCAAGTTATTCAAATATTTCAACATATCACGCCCTGACATTTTCATATTAACTGTCAAGTTATTATTGGTTGAAGGAGTGTTTGATTGGTTCTCTTTAATTTTAATATCGGAAACTGTTTTATTTAATTCTCTAAGCTCTCTACAAGCCTCTACAAGTTTACCAGCACCATTAAAAAATACTTCTTTATCTCTGGCATTACTTCCAATTTTAATATTCTCTCCACAAACTTTCATAACAGACATTGATGTTTCAATGACTGTTTTAAGCATAACTTGCAAATAGTTTTTATCTTCAAAGGAAACATTATCACTTGATAGTGCTGTTGAAATTTCGTTTTTTACTTCGTCAATCTCATTAAGTTTTGTTTCAATGATTGCACCATCAAACTCAGTATCAAGTGCTAAACTCATTTTATCAAAACTCTCATTGCTTTCCATTTTATCAATTTCGTCCATAAATTATCCTAACTTGTACTTTCAGCCATTACAGCAAATATTCCAACACCACTAGTATCAAGTATTTTAGTTTCAAATGTTCCACTAAAGTCATAAGTAGTTGCATCTGGTACAGCACTTACTGATGTAAATCCACTAGTATTATATTGCTCTTGTAAAGTATTTGTTGCCGATGTGGATGAGTGGTGAGTTGTAAAGTATCGTGTTTGTATTTCTTTAATAATTTTTTGATTTGTTATTGGTCTGTACATCCAAGATTCAACTACAAAATTAATAGTTCCATTAACTTCACGCTTTTCATCTTCTGGTTGCTCAGTTGTAAATTCAGGATTTAGTCCTTCAATACGAACTTGTAAATTTCGTTCTATATTTAAAAAGTCAAACTCTTTAATTCGCAAGTACAATGATGGATTAAAATACGGTAAAATGTTTTCAATTATTTGACTAAATTGATCCATTCGTTCGGTTCTAATATGTAATGTAAAATTCAAATCCCAAGGCGTTGGATGGATGTCATCAAAAAATTCATCTAAACTTCCCAAATCTAAATTGCCATCAAAAAAGTTTCTATGGTCATTAACACCAGTTGCTCTTTCTTGAGCATAAGTAAATCCATCAAGTGTTAAAGCAAGACGTGGTAATTGTAAATAATATTTCTTCATTTGGCCATCTTCGTCACGAAGATATTGATATTTATTTACTGGTCCAAATGTAATTGGAACTCTATACATTTTACTCTGAGCGCCATTGTCATCCAAAACTTCTATTTGGAGATCATTAAACATATCAGTTAATGCTGTAATAATTCTTTTCATTGTATTTGGGTAATAATATGTTTTCATTTTACCAAACTCCAAATGGGTCGTTAGGCACACTATCACCATTAGCAATGTCGTCTGCTGAGGTAATAAGTATGCTTGGTGTTAAAGTATCTATAACATCGTTAATTTCTAAATAATCTTGCTGGTCTGTAAATGCACTTATTCCTGATACACTGGCTACATCTGTTGATACGTTGTAATGCAAGTCCCTGTAAACCCTTACTGAAAACTCCCATACATTTTTACTCTGTAAGAATTGCTGTTCTTCAACGGCGTCTTTCACGTTCATAATTTCATATAAAGTATCAGTAGGAATTGACCTTACAATATCGCCTTCTTTAGGAATGTATGCAGGATTTGAATTTTTAGTTGCTGTTGCAAAGTCATCTGGATTTGTAGTTGATGCAATTCTAAATTGATCCTTACTTGCCCACATTTTAAACTTATCAGTATTTTCAATTCCGTACATTGAGATAAGCATATCTTCTGGTGGTAAAGTATAATAGAGCATGACTGAGAATTTTCTCTGAATTGTTCTATCATTATCTTCACCATTTAATTTATCATAGTTAGTATTGTAGTCAACTATAAAAAACTCAGAACGCACACCTTGTTGAGAAATTGCTTCACCAACGAAGTGGCCAAATAACAATTTCTCATTATCGTAACATGAACTTGATTGATGATTAAAGAATTTCTTAAAAGGTGTGCTTGCCATTAGTTTTTACCTTTTGTTCTAGCGGCAACAACTTTACCACATGCTCTAATTTTTTTATTTAATCTCATATTCTTAGAAGCTTTTTTAAGTCTTTTAACAATATCAGCAACATTTGCTGGAGGAGTTCGTTTTACCATTTTACCTTTAAATCCTGGTAAAACTTGGAACATCCATTTAGCTAAAAATACAGCACGTTTTTTTAATGGCCAATCATAAAACTCACCATCTGTTGCTTTACTTATTGCCGCATTTTTAATTCTTGCAAGTTTACGTTTTTTGGCTGGTGGGATTTTTGTTGCTTCATCAATCTCATCAGTATCTTTGTTTGGCTTAATATTTTGTTTAAGACATTTTTCGCAATCATCTGAATATTCATCACAATCTTTACATGATTCATTTTCAGTATCATCATCATCAATGTCGTCCAGTTTATCGTCACCATCAGGATCTAAAATAGTATCAAGTGTATCATCCATATCACTATCAATCCAAATTTGAAACTCGTCTTCTTCGTTTTCTTTTATATAATGTTTTGAAAAATTCATATTTTATCCTATAAAAAACATTGGAGGTTCAGCTTCAGATTCAAGTCGTTCTAACCAATGCTCTTCTTCTGTCACACCATCAGAATAAATTGAATCACCATTTAATGTTCCACCACCTGGAAGTTGCATTACATACTTTTTCAAATGTAATCCCCACAATTTCTTTGACATTGCTGTTGCTAATTTCTTAATAACAATGTGGTTGAATAGTTTTTCATTTGCTTCTTTTCTATAAACACTCAATAACGCTTTTCCATTTTCAGTTGGAGTTGGGATTAATCTCATTATTTTAGTGTTAGATGAATAGTCAGCTACAAAGTTTATACCTAATAAGTTGTGTACTTCGTCTGCATACATTAAAGTAGACTGATAACTCGCTAAACTTAGTCCTTGTCCATAACTATAACTTCCGCCTTGCCCATATCCCAATCCTCTAAATATATCAGCCGCAGCAAAGTTAGACAAACTAAATAATGAGTTTAATGATCCTTCTGATCTAGCTGAAAAATCAACAACGTCTTCAATTTCATTTCCATCCACGCCACTTAAATTATATGCACTGGTTCCTGCTACCACATTAAACGCCAAATAATCTTTGTATAATGCTTCTCCATAAAAATATCGTTTTGCCAAATCTATAGCATCACAAATAATATCATCTAATTGAGTATCATCTATCTCAACACAAATAACTGGTGAACCTAATTGGCGCCTAATGTACGCTCTAAAATCGGTCATTGTTAAAATTGATCCTGCCATGATTAACTCCTATTGCTCTGCTTTAGGTGTTCTTTTACGTCTAGTTGGCTTTTCTGTTTCAACTAGTAAAGTTTGATTTTCTTGAATGGAAGGACCATCAATAATCAATTGCTCTGTTTGTACAATTCCAACTTCAATCTCGTGTGAATATTCTGATAGTAAAAAGTTTGCAATGGCTGGTGATAAATCTTTTGATTGGTTTGCTTGGAAAACAATTCTTTTATCACCAATAAAGTATGATTTGCCTTCGTTAGTTTTATTTTTTAATAACATAATAGCTCCTATAAAGGTGTGTATTTCTTTATATTTATAAGACTTTCATTTGCCCATAAAAAAAGCGCTACTCCTTTGGAGCAACGCTTTAAGTTTTGAACTAATTACAATTAAGCAATTAACGTGTTCAAGTTTGTAAATAAAATACGTCTGTAGTATCTACCTGCGCCAAGCAAACTGTCTGTAATTGCGTAACGTGACATTACACCAATACGTGGACTGAAATCTTCTTGTGCAATTGCTCCACTCATCAATCCAGTGATGTAAGGAGAGTAAATAATACCAGCATCTTGTGCGCCTGGACCTTTGTAACCAACCAAAGCTTCATCTGCATCATAGTACGAATCACGATATACTGTAATTGTTCCATTTAGTGTTCCAACTTCTACTAATGTATTTGTTGGATCAACCATTGCTGTATTACGTGAGAATTGTGGTCCAGCGGATTGTAATGCTGTAGCAAGTCTAGTTGAAACGATAACAAAGTTACCAGCTCCACGTCTTGTTGCTGTAGCAATGTCATTCGCTTTTTTAACAATTTGTGTAATAATGTTACTGTATTTCTCTTGTGACCAACGTCCATCAAGTGCTGATGTTGAAACGTCAATAGTAGTAAGTGCTTCACCACCATTTGCAACGTTTACAGCCGCAAGTCTCATACGGTTTGCTAATTCACGGTCTAGTTCTGCTTGTACTTCATATTGTAGTACTTGAACCATTTCTTTTTGGATGTCAATTGAATGCATCGCTTGAATATCTTGAGCAGCTTCTAGAGAGAAACTTGCCGCAAGTTTACGTGTTTTCGCTAATACTGGAGTTTGGTCAATTCTTAAACCAAGTTCAGGCATTTTACCAGTGGCAATTGAACCACCAATTTCCATCGCTTCACCTTGTGAAGTTGTAATACCTGTTCCAGTATCTTCAGTACCTGAAGTACCTGATTGTGAACCAGTGAACCCTGAATAGTTATCAACGTCATTAAACGCCGCTTCTACTTGTGGTCCTGCTGCAGTATTATATAGGAAACGTAATGCAAATGCAAGTCCTACTGGTCCTGACATAGCTTGTACACCAACAACTTTGTTTGCAAACAATGCTGGGAATGAACGTCTAACTAATGCTAAAGCAATTGGTTGGAATGCACCTTGAGTGGTGTCATTTGCCCCTGTACTGCCGACAGTATTATTACCTTGAGAAGTTTCAAACAAAGACGTTTGTTTGGCTTGTTGCTCTTGGTTTTCTAAAAGTATTGCAGCATTTTTTTGAACTTGTTCATCAGTGATATCACCAATTGACATTTGTCCTTCAATGTTGCTCCATTTTTCTACTAGTTGTTTAATATCTGGTACGTTGTAATTCATGTTAGTTCTCCTGAATTTCTCTTTGAATTATTTATAACTTCTTTAAGAAAAAAATATTAAAGTAAGCTGCTTGCTGCTTCAGTTAGTGTTCTAGTACGGTTTCTACTAGCATCAATATCTAAATCTTTTTCTGTCAAATTGATTTTTTCAGTTTCTAACAATTCATCAGACCCA